CGCCCGTCATCAATCTCATCAGCGCCGCCCGCGCTGCCCCGGATGCGGCAGTCGCTTTCGCCGAGTGCTTCACCTTCATCACTACGACCGGCACGCAATACACTTGGACAAACGTCGACTATGATATCAGCTTCAATGGGTCCGTATTCCTCGCTAATGGCCCGCTTATCTCCGGCCTCAAGTATAAGGGGTCGGTCGGCCTCGAGGTCGACAAGCAGCAGATTACTATTGCCGCGCGGCCGACCGATGTCATCAACGGAGCGCCATTCCTGATCGCCCTGCGTGATGGCGCGTTCGACGGCGCACCAGTCTATCGGGATCGCATCTTCCTTACCGAGCCTGCCGGAGATGTGGTTGGCCGCGTGCGCATGTTCCAGGGACGAATTTCCACAGTCGATAGCGTAGGGCGCACTCAAGCGACCGTGACGGTCGCTACCGATCTTGTGATCCTTGATTGCGACATGCCGAGGAATCTGTTTTCACCCACGTGCTTGCATGTCCTCTATGACGCCGGTTGCGGCATCATTCGAGGAACCTTCTCGCTCGACGGAACGGTCGGCGCCGGATCCAACTCGAACGTAATCAACTTCTCTGGCGCTAGGGCAGGCGATGCTCAGGGTTCGATCGTCTTCACTTCGGGCGCCAACTCCAACGTGCGCGCGACCGTCAGGGGCGTTCACGCCGGGCTATCCTACTCGCTCATGTATCCTCTGCCGTTCGCGCCAGCCGAAGGGGACACCTTCACTGTGGCGTTCGGCTGCGATCATACGCAGGCGACATGCCAGGGCAAGTTCAACAACCTCATAAACTTCCGCGGTTTCCCATACGTGCCGCCACCGCAGGTTGCGTACTAGACCGCGACCAGCAATGAAATCAGAACGCTTTTTTGAGGGCCAGCCGGCTCCCGCTCCCATTCTTGACAAGCCGATGACCCAACAAACGATTTTCGATCGCGTCGTGCGCCATTACCGCAAGCAGCGTCGCCGGTGCCCGGAAGAAGGACAGTGCTTCTATCGCCTGGGCGGCGACATGTGCTTCGCCGGTCCGTTGATCGACAACATGCACTACAACCCAAACATGGAGGGCTATCGTGTCCGCGATCTCCTCAAGGTCTTCACTATGCCAGCCTGGTTCCACGACAACGTCAGCTTCATCGAGGAATTGCAGGCCATTCATGATACCGAGACGAACTGGGCGGGCGATCGAATGGAAACGATCCTGGAGATGTTCGCCACAGATCGTGGCCTAAGGATGCCTGATGAGACGGTCGTCTGATGAGTCGGCGCGTTCATGCAATTGGCGCGCCGCTCAGCGCTCTCGCGATTTTAATGACTCTCACAATCCTCGCGCGTCTGGCGGGATGGTTATGAGCATCGAACGATTGCTCGATCGGCCAACGGCCGAGAGATCCACGCGCGAGGAGGTTGTCAAGGCCGCGCGCTTTTGGATCGGTACGCCGTACCACCATATGGCCGACGTGAAGGGGCACGGCGTCGACTGCGCGATGATCCTGGTTCGTGTTTATTGCGATCTCGGCATTGTCGCGGCGTTCGACCCGAGACCGTACACGCGCGATTGGTTCTTGCATCGGGACGAAGAGCGCTATCTGGGCTTCCTGTTCGCGCGCTCGCGCGAGGTCCGCGCGCCCGGCTTGGGCGATGTTGCGGTCTTTCGCATCGGGCGCCTCTTCGCGCATGCGGGGATCGTCTCGCGTCTCGACCCGCTCTGCATCATTCATGCCTTCGCGCCGGCCATGTGCGTTGTCGAGGATGTCGTCAGCGCGAACGCTGAGATCGCCGAACGCATGAAGACAGCGAGATTCGCGAGCTTCTGGGACTGACATGGGCTTCCTTCGTCGCAGTGACAACGCAAAGCCCGACTTCACGTCGCTGCAGGTCCAGACATCTACATCGACGTTGCCGATTCCGATCGTCTGGGGGCGAAACAAGATCGCGCCAAATATTCTTTGGTTCGCCAATTTCAAGGCGGTGCCTGGGGGGTCCGGTAAGGGCGTCGGAGGCAAAGGCGGCCTGTTTGGCGGCGGCGACGCCGGTAACAGTTACACGTACACGGCCGACCTCATCATGGGGCTCTGTGAGGGGCCGATCGCGGGGATTGGCCTCCTCTGGAAAGATCTCAGCGTCTACGTTCCTCTCGAGCTTGGGATCGGCATCTTCAACGGCACGACGCCGCAGATCGTATGGCCCTATCTCGCGGCTCTCTATCCCTACAACGCGCTCGCCTATCAAGGAACAACGATTGCCTGGGCCGCCGGCTACAATCTCGGCGACAGCGCCTCGATAGGCAACCACAATTTCGAGGTCAATGGCATTCTGGCCGGATCGGGAGTCAACGGGATCGACGCCGATCCTGCGCTCGTCATCCAAGACTTCTTGACGAATGCTCAATATGGCTGCGGATTCAACCCGGCAAGCATCGACTCCGGGTCGCTGTTTACCAATCCGGACTCCTTACGGGCATATTGTCGCGCAATGGGCTATGCCTTCTCACCCGCGTTGACTAACCAAGAGCAAGCGTCATCGACTCTCACTCGTTGGTTGCAGATATTCTCGGTCGCAGCGGTGTGGAGTGGCGGTCTCCTCAAATTCATTCCCTACGCCGATACGGCGATCTCTCAGGGGCAAGAACAGACTTTCAGCACCCAACTTTCGATCCCTATCCCGATCCCTGCGTCGTCGGGCATCTCGCTTCCTGCGGTGATTGCTGTCGCGACGGCTGACGAGTTCATATCGGACGGCGGCGTCGTCAACTCAATTTCTGGCATCCCGTTCGCCTTCATCGGCGCGCAAGTACCGAGCGTAGCCGGCGAATATGGGATGACACAGCCAGGATCTTACATTTTCGGGCCTGCCGATCAGGGGAAGCCAGTCATCATTACCTACACCGCCGGTGCAGCGGGTGATTTCACACCGAATTTAAATCCGGTCTACGCCCTTACCGATCTCGATTTCATCGACGAGAAGGGCAACAAAGACCCTGTTCAGGTCGAAAGAGCCGACATCTTCTCGTTGCCAACTATCCAGCGCGTCGAAATCCTGTCCCGCAGCAGCCAATATTCCGCTCTTCCAGTCGAGGCGCGCGACCAAAGCCAGATCGAGACATTCGGTCCTCGCATCGGGCCGACGATCCAGGCGCATGAGATTTGCGACGAGTTCGTCATGGGCCCCCAGATCGCGCAGACGATCTTGCAGCGCGAGCTCTACGTCCGAACAAAGTTCACATTCAAGCTATCCTGGGAATATTGCCTTCTCGATCCGATGGACATTGTCACTCTGACGGATTCGAATCTGGGCCTATCGAACTATCCGGTCCGCATCATTGAAATCGAAGAGGATGACAAGGGTATCCTTGCATTCACCTGCGAGGAGTTGGTCACCGGCGTATCTAACCCGGCGTTCAATCCAGGTTCAGCCTCGAACGGGTTCCAACCGAACTTCGGCGTCCCTGCGGTCCCGGTCAACGCGCCGCTCATTGTCGAGCCGCCGCTATCTCTCTCTGGAGGCGTGGCGCAAATCTGGATCGGGGCGTCAGGGATCGGAGCGGGATTCATCGGCCAATGGGGCGGCGCCGTCATTTGGCTGTCTGTTGACGGAATCACCTATTCGCAAGTCACAACGCTAGGCGCACCACTGCGCCAGGGATTCTTGACTTCACGCCTCCCCGGCCGAGCCGGGTGGGATGCTGTCGACACGCTGGCGGTCAACCTCACGGAAAGCGGCGGTACGCTCTCAGGGACAACCCAGGCTGCGGCGCAGCAAGGGGGCACGCTATCGCTCGTCGACGGCGAGTTTCTTGGTTACGAAGTTGCAACGCTGACGACAGCGAGCAACTACAACCTGACTGGTCTCGCGCGCGGACTCGGCGGGTCATCTCCTACAGCACATTCGACTGGCGCGCCGTTCGCTCGGCTTGATGGCGCGGTAGGCCGCTTCGACCTCCCTGCCAATCTCGCCGGAAAGATGCTGTTTTTCAAGTTTCAGAGCTTCAACACACTCGGCGGCGGCCTGCAGGACCTGTCGACGTGCACAGTCTACACCTATGCGACGCAGGCTCCGGTGTCGCCGAACCCGATCTTCGCGCAACTCGAAACCGGCTTCCCTCTCGACCTCGGCCAGGTGGTCGATGCCCCAACTCTGGCGGACGACTTCGGTTCGGTCGCGGTCGCGGCGAGCGCGTCGCTCGACCTAGGTGCCATCGTGGTTACGGTCGTCAATCCGATCGCCGCGCAATTGCTTGCCAGGTCACCGGCCGACCTCGGGCTTCTGACTGGCGCCGTGACGGTCTCCGATGACTTCGGTTCAACCAATGATGCAGTTGTGGATGTCATCAATTTAGGGACTGTTCCTTGATGTTCATCATTCTGCCGCCAATTTCGTCCGTCGCGGCGTCCCGCTGGGGGCGTTCGGTGCAGCCGT